AGTATGTAAAAAGCGGCAAGGTAAAAGGCTTTAGCATAGAAGGATTCTTCCAAGACAACAAAGAAGAGAGACCAAAAGAGCCAATAAGAGAAGAGGCTTGTGAAGAATGTGATGGAGGTTGTGATAATTGCTTAAAAGAGTTACAAGCAGAGCAAGAATTATTAGAGGCTGTAGCTGCATTAGAAGATGTAGAGTTAGAATCTTATGGCGGATACCCACAGTCTGCAAGTAATAACGCAAAACTAGGTATCAAAAGAAATAAAGAGTTAGGAAACAAGTGTGCAACCCAAGTAGGTAAGGTAAGAGCACAACAATTAGCAAGAGGCGAGAAGTTTACTAAACCAACGCTTAAAAGAATATATTCATACCTCAGCAGAGCAGAAGCTTACTACGATGCTAGTAAACCGGAGGCTTGCGGTACAATCTCATATCTACTATGGGGTGGTAAGAGTATGAAAAATTGGGTAGAGTCTAAATTAAAAGGTTTAGAAGAGTTGGCAGAGGTGAAAGATGGGGTTGTAAGTAAATCTCCTAAAGCACCTAAATCAGATACCCCTAACAAGAACCCAAAAGGAAAGGGTACTGCAAAGGGAGACGCTTCTGGAAAGACAGGAGCAAAAGTATCGCAAAAAGATGCAAAGGCCTTGCAAAAAAAAGCAGACGAGTTCAATGAAAAGTACAAAGCTAAATTAGGATACGGTCTTACAGTAGGAATGCTAAAGAGTGTGTTCCAAAGAGGGCTAGGTGCGTTTAACACTTCACACTCTCCTAATGTAAAGAGTGCTTCGCAATGGGCACACGCAAGGGTGAATGCATTTATGTATTTGGTTAAGAATGGAAAGCCACAGAATGCAAAGTACACTACAGATTATGATTTGCTACCGAAGAAACATCCAAAGTCAAGTAAATGAAATATAACCCAAGTAGAACAAGTCCTAGAGAAGGCAGAAGAGGATGTTTGTGTGAGGATGGAACTTACAGCAGAAAATGCTGTAAGGGAAATATGATAAATCAAGGTATAGGTAATATCATAAAGTCTACTGACTATCTACTAACAGAGAGTAGCGAAATAATAAACACAGAAGACAACAATAGAATTATATTATAATGGCAGATAAAAAAATAAGTCAATTAGATACAGCTACAGATTTACAGGGTACAGAACAACTGCCTTTAGTACAAAGTAGTGCGACTAGAAAAACAACATTAACAGATGTTCAGCATTTCATAGTAAATCATTTAGACCCTATAACATTAACGGTGTCTGATGGTCAAACGATAGATTTAAATTCATCTACCTATGATGAAGCAGAACTTATAGTATTAAGTTGGAGTGGTGGTGCAGGTACAATGGAATTGACACTACCAGATGCGACAGATAGTAAGAATCTAAATAGAGTCAAAAGACTTATATCCGATTCTACATTTTCTAATAATACACACGCAGACTTAACACCTGCAAGTGGTCAGAATTTAGATGGTAGTACTGCACATTATCGTATCAACAAAGCGTATGAAGGTATTACGGTGTGGTGTAACGGAACAGAGTGGTTTATTATTCAAGCGAAGGCTTAAAATACAACAGATGAATTTTAATTAGTTAACATTATATAAATTATTTTATGAAAGCAAGTGAAATTGTAGAAAAACTGAAAAATGTACTTCTCTCTTCTGAGGCAGAAGAAGTGGAGGTAAGTGAACCTACTGAATTAGGGGCTGACTACGACGAAGAGAAAAAAATGGAGGAGGAAGAAGATGAAGTGAAGGATGAAGTAAAGATGATGGAGGGTTATGTCACTAAGGATGAATTTGATGAGAAAGTAGCTGAAATTAAGGCTATGTATGACAAATTAATGGAGAAAATGGCAACAGACGAGGAGATGGAGAAAGATGTTCCTGAAGAATTGGCCGAAGAACCTCAACAAGAGGCTAAAGAGGAACTGTCTGCTCAAGAACCTGCTGTAGAGCCTATCGCTCACAACCCAGAGGCTAATGTTGATAAAAAACAAAACATCAAACTAGCACAAGGTAAAATAAGAGGAACACAAGACATCGTATTTAATAAACTATTCAATAAATAAAAAATGGCAACAACAACAAGTATAACTACTACTTATGCAGGGGAGTTTGCAGGTGAATATATTTCGGCTGCGTTGACTTCTGGAAAAACTCTAAATGATGGTGCAATCGCTATCAAACCTAATGTTAAATTCAAAGAAGTATTAAAGACATTATCTCTAACAGATTCTATCGTTGATGCTACTTGTGACTTTGACCCAACATCAACAGTAACATTGGATGAGCGAGTGCTACAACCAAAAGAACTTCAAGTGAACTTACAGCTTTGTAAGAGCGACTTTAGAAGTGATTGGGAAGCAATCTCTATGGGATACTCTGCTCACGACAACTTACCTCCAAAATTCTCTGACTATATTATTGGTCATGTTGCAGGTAAAGTTGCAGAAACTGTAGAGAACACTATCTGGCAAGGTGATGATTCAGCAGAAACAGGATTGAATTTATTTGAAGGGTTTGAGAATCACTTAACTTCAAGCGGAATCAACATTGGCTCTACTACTGTAACTTCTGGAAATGTAATTGACTTCTTAGGAGGAATGGTAGATGCTATTCCAACTGCGGTATATGGGAAAGAAGATTTAACTATCTATACTCCTAACAATGTATACCAAGCATATGTAAGAGCATTAGGAGGATTTGCTACTCAAGTAGGTGCAGCAGGTATTGACAACAAAGGAACTACTTTCTACGGAATGAACGAAGGTCTTTCTTTTGATGGTATCAAGTTACAAAGATGTCCAGGAATGTCATCTAACAGAGCAATCGCTGCTCAGGCATCTAACCTATACTTCGGTACAGGATTATTAGCTGACCACAACGAGGTTAAGTTAATTGATATGGCTGACATTGATGGGTCACAAAATGTAAGATTAGTGATGAGATTCACAGCAGGTACTCAAGTAGGTATCGTAGCTGACGCAATCCACAGAACTGCATCTGCATCTTAATAAAAACCAATTTATAAACCATAAGGGTAGGTGAGCCTTGAGCCTGCCTACCCTTTTTTAATACTTAAAAACATATGTCTTGTACAATTTCAGACGGAAGACAAGAGCCTTGTAAAGACGTCGTTGGTGGTATAAAGAATGTATATATGCTCACTTATAAAGATTTAGCGGCAGTTCCTGCCATTGAAACTAGAACAGGTGAGGAGATAACAGACTTTGGAGCTGACGATGATTGGTATAAGTATGAAGTAAAAGGAGCTTCGTCTTTCACACAAAACATTACATCTAATAGAGAAAACGGAACTACGTTTTTTGAGCAAGTTGTAGAGCTTACGTTCAAGAAACTTACCTATCAAGACCATGACAGGGTTTATAGGATAGCAGCGGGTAGACCACATGTAGTTGTTGAAGACTACAATGGGAACTATTTTTTAGTAGGAGAAGAGCATGGTTGCGACGCGACAGGAGGAACTGTTGTAACAGGAGCAGCTATGGGCGATTTAACAGGTTATACGCTTACCTTAACCGGTATGGAGCGAAGACCTGCTAACTTCCTTTCAGGTAGTGCGATAACAAAAGTAATATCTTAAAAACATAAATTATGGCATGTACAATAGGCTCAGGAAGAACAGAACCATGTAAGGACGTAGTAGGTGGCTTGAAAGCTGTTTACATTTTAAACTTTGAAACGGCAGATTATAGTGTTTCGGAAAACTCTGCTGATTCGGCTTTAAACGTCGCTAGACTCGACAATGTTGGTACAGACGCGTCAAACGAGGCTCAAGCTTACAAATACGAATTAAAAGGAGCTTCATCTTATACAGAAAATATTCAAGCTTCAAGAGAGAACGGAACACTTGCTTTTGAGCAAGTGCTCGAACTTCAATTAAAGAAACTTACAAAGCAATCTCATAAAGAGCTAAAAGCGCTTTCTTTTGGTAGACCTCATGTGATTATAGAGGATTACAATGGAAATTTATTTTTAGCAGGTAGAGAACACGGAATGGAAGTAACAGGCGGTACAATCGTAACAGGTACTGCGATGTCTGATATGAGTGGATACACTTTAACTTTAACAGGTATGGAAAGAAAACCTGCTCAGTTCTTGACTGCGGGTGATGATGTAGCGGATACATTATCAGATGCTCACGTTACTGTGGATGGAGATGTAGATTCAGAATTTGGAGATACTGATTTACCATAACGATTTTCTTTAACATAGAAAAGGGGAGTTTTGCTCCCCTTTTTTTATTTAAAACAAAAACCACTTAATTTAGTTATCTTAATGATGATAAAATTAAGACCTATATCAGGAGAGCAAACTTTCTCTATTATACCTTCCTTTTTTAACACGACTACATTAGGTTCAGCTACTGTTGTATTAAAGGAAACCGGAACAAATCAATCTGATGGCTCCGCAACATTTACTGTTGCGTTGTCTAGTAATGAAAATTATGTAGAGGTAAGCTTAACTCCTTCAATCACGTTTAAGGAGGGTCAGATTTATTTCTTTGAATTGAAGTCTGTTTCTGATGTATATTATAGAGATTTAATTTATATTACAGCAAACGTAAATAAGAATGAGGTTTTCACACTTCCTGATAATTACAATCAGTACGATGATGGTGATGACAAATATGTAATATTATGACAAACAGCAATTATAAAAATAACCTCAAGGTTGTAAACCTTAGCGGTTATCAATCACCTGAAGTTGTCGAGGTACACAACAAAGAATGGGTATTGTATTTGTGTGGCGACGACAATAAAGATTACTTTGAAAGTCTTATAGAAAAATATTTAGGAAGTCCGACTAACGCTAGATGTATCAATGGTATTTCTGATATGATTTACGGCAGAGGTTTGGATGCTACTGATAGCGCAGAAAGACCTGAGATGTATGCAAAGATGAAGTTGTTATTACAGCCTAGAGAAATGAGAAGGTTGGTTAATGACTACAAATTATTAGGTCAAGGGGCTTTACAACTTGTATATAATAAAAACAAAACTGCTATTGTAAAGGTGCTTCATTTTCCTATGGAGACGCTAAGAGCAGAAAAGGCTATAGATGGTAGAATCAAAGCATACTACTATCATCCAAAGTGGTCAGAAATAAAAAGAAACGAAAAGCCTAAAAGAATACCAACTTTTGGTAATGGGACTAAATCAGAACAAATAGAACTGTTTGTAATTAAGCCGTACAAATCAGGCTTCTACTACTATTCTCCGACAGACTACAATGGGTGTTTACAGTATTGTGAGTTAGAAGAGGAAGTAGCGAACTATCACATAAACAATATTCAACAAGGTCTTCAACCTTCCTTAATGGTGAACTTCAATAATGGTATTCCTAACGAGGAAACCCAAGAACTTATAGAGCGAAGAATCTATGAAAAGTTTAGCGGAAGCACCAATGCGGGTAAATTTATTCTCACCTTTAATGAGTCTGCTGAAGACCAAGCAACCATAGAACCAATTACAATACCCGATGTTCATGCACAATATCAGTTTTTAGCTGATGAGAGTAGAGAGAAAATAATGTTGGGTCATGGAATCGTGTCGCCGATACTTTTAGGTATTAAGGATAATACAGGATTTGGGAATAATGCAGAGGAATTAAGAACGGCAAGTATATTGATGGATAATATTGTGATTAGGCCATTTCAACAAGCGTTGATTGATGGTCTTAATGATATACTTATATTTAATAATATACAACTAAACTTGTATTTTGTGACACTACAACCAATAGAGTTCACGGAATTAGACAATATATCTACCAAAGTAAAACGAGAAGAAGAAACAGGAGAGAAACTATCTTCTGATGTATTAAAAGACTTTACCGATGAAGAGGGTGAAGATATGCTATCACAACTTGAAGAGTTGGGAGAGGTTATTTCTGATGAGTGGGAGTTGGTGCATACAGAGAATGTTGGTGAGGACAATGAAGAGTTTGATGTAAGCACTTTGTCTAAAGCCACTAGAAGCGATGCGAAGCCTTCTAAAGAGTCTTCTCAAGACAATGCAGGATATAAAGTAAGATACGCTTATATGCCTGTTAGAAACAATCCTAAAAGCAGAGATTTCTGTAAGAGTATGGAAAAGCTAACTGCAAAGGATATTGTATTTAGAAAAGAAGATATTAATATGATGTCCTTTAGAGGAGTTAATAACAAGTTAGGGCACAAGGGTAGAAATTACTCTCTTTTTAAATACAAGGGCGGAAAAAACTGTCACCATTATTGGGAACGTAGAGTATTTAAGAAACGAAATAGAGTAAGTGAAGACGAGGCATTAAAGGATGGGTATACAGCACCAAGCAACCCAAAGGAAGTGCCGATTAGACCAGTAGATATGCCAAACAATGGGGCTTATCCAACTAAAAGTAATTAATTATGCCACAGAAAGCACTATTTGTAACTATACAAGACATAAAACAGAAGAGTATTATTAGTGGTAATGTAGACCCTGATAAGATTATTCAATTTGTTGAGGTTGCTCAAGACACTCATATACAAAACTATTTAGGCGGAAAGCTATACAGCAAGCTGCAAGAGTTAATTATAGCAAATACACTAGGAGATGCAGGTAATTCAGACTATAAGACATTGGTTGACGACTACGTCAAGCCAATGCTTATTTGGTTCACACAAGCTACTTATATGCCTTTTGCGGCATATCAGGTCGCTAATGGAGGAGTGTACAAGCATAGTAGCGAAAACAGCATAGCTGTAGACCAAGAAGAGTTAAATGCACTCACTAGAAGAGCTCAGGAGACTGCCGAGTTTTACA